CCAACCTCACCAAGGGCACCAGCACCACGGTGTGTTCCTCGCTGCTGTTCAGCGCCGACTGGTCCATGACCACCATCGGCCTGTTCGGTGCGCCGGACGTGACGGTCGATCCCTACACCAAGGCCGACACCGGCCAGGTGAAGATCACCCTCAACCAGTTCGCCGACATGCAGCACCGCCTGCCGGCGGCCGTCAGCAAGTCGGACGACCTGATCACGGGCTGATCCCCGGATCGACACGCGAGGAGGACGCGTGGCCAAACGCAAGCCCCAGGCCCCAGCCCCGGCAAACAAGCCGGCGCCGGGGCCTTTTTCACCCGCATTTCCCTGGTGGGGATGGCTCGAATGACCTGGGACATCCGCACCTCCAACGGTTTCGAATCCGACAAGGTCCGCTTCGAAGTGCTGCCTTATCTCGCGCGCGGCGGCCTCGACATCGGTTGCGGCCCGAAGAAGGTCTGGCCGCACCTGATCGGCATCGACTCCGGCAAGGACACCGAGCTCTTCGGCGTCGCCATGAAGCCAGACATCGTCGTCGCCAGCGCCGAGCGCCTGGCGCTCTTCGCCGACCAGTCCGCCGACGGCGTCTTCAGCTCGCACACCCTGGAGCACATCGACAACTGGCAGGCCGCGCTCGCCGAATGGTGGCGCCTGGTCAAGGTCGGCGGCCACCTGATCCTCTACCTGCCGCACCGCGACCTCTACCCGAACATCGGTGAGCCCGGCGCCAACCCGGACCACAAGCACGACTTCCACCCGGACGACATCATCGACGCCCTGCGCGCCCTCGCGCCGGACTGGTCGCTGCTGGAGAACCAGACCCGCGCCGAGCGCAACGAGTATTCCTTCCTGCAGGTCTACCGCAAGGAAGCCGCCGGCGCCGGCCAGCGCCATGCCTGGGCCGAGCCGAAGCCCGCGCAGACCGCCGGCATCGTGCGCATCGGCGCCAAGGGCGACGCCCTCTGGGCCAGCTCGCCAGCGGCGCTGTTCAAGGCGCAGGGCTTCCACGTCACCGCCTACGTCGCCACCACCGGCGAGGAAGTGCTGCGCCACGACCCGAACATCGACCGCCTGGTGACCCTGCCCAATGGCGTGCTCGACGACGACGAGCTGCTCGCCTTCTGGGCCCACGAGGCGCCCAAGTACGGCCGCTGGGTGAACCTCATCGGCTCGGTCGAGCAGCGCCTGCTCTATCACCCCTCCAGCAACGAGTTCTTTTTGCCGCACTCGCTGCGCCACCGCTTCGGCAACGTGAACTACCTGGAGATGATCCACGACTACGCCGGCCTGCCGCACGACTTCCGGCAGAAGTTCCACCCATCGGAAGCCGAAACCGCCTGGGCGCAGAAGGTGCGCGCCATGCTGCCGGCCGGCCCGCTGGTGGTGCTCAACCCCTGCGGCTCGGGGCCGGCCAAGACCTGGCCGCACGCGCAGGCATTCATGCGCCGCATGAGCGAAGCCGGCATCGTCACCGTGCTGCTCGGCGACACCGGCGGCCTCGACCTCGAGGAGATCGACGAGCGCACCGCCATCATCGGCACCGAATGGCCGGTGCGCGCCGCGCTGGCCTTCGCCCAGCTCGCCGACGCCGTCGTCGCCACCGAAAGCATGATCGCCAACAGCGTCGCCTTCGAGCCGATGCTCAAGGTGATCCTGCTCTCGCATTCGAGCAACGAGAACTTCACCAAGCACTGGACGAACACCGCCGCGCTCGAGGCGCAGGGCGTGGTCTGCCATCCCTGCCACCGCATCCACGCCACGCTCGACTTCTGCGCGAAGGACACCGCCACCGGCCGCAGCGCCTGCATGGCCAGCTACGGGCCGGACGCCGTGGCCGACTTCGTCATCGAGCGCCTGCGCGTGAAAGAGGTCGCCTGATGGACACCACCCTCGACCTCGACGCTTTCCAGGCCGACTTCGCCGTGACGGCGATGTTCGGCGCCACGCCCATCCGCGGCCATTTCGACAACGGCTACGCCAGCAGCTTCGATGTTGCCGGCAGCGGCCCGACTTTTTTGTGCAAGAGCAGCGACGCGTCCGGTTTCAACCCCGGCACCTCCACGCTGGTGATCGGGTCCTCCTCCTACCTGGTCATCGGCGTGGAGGCTGACGGTCACGGCCTGACGCTGTTGCGGCTGCAGGAAGCCTGACATGGCCAACCACCTGCACAAACAGATCCGCGACGCCGTCAAGACGGCGCTCACCGGCCTTTCCACCACCGGCAGCCGCGTCTTCGCCAACCGCCTGCGCCCGCTGCAGGACGCCGACCTGCCCGCACTGCGCATCTACGCCGACGAGGAGCGCGCCGAAGGGCTGCTGATCCACTCGCCAGAGATGTACGACCGCGAGCTGACCTTCGTCGTCGAAGGCGTCGCCAAGGCGACCGCCGCGCTCGACGACACCCTCGACCAGATCAGCAAGGAGGTAGAGACCGCGCTGTCTGCCGGCATCACCCTCGGCAGCCGCAACCTCGAAGTGTTCTACACCGGCATGTCGTTTGACGACGAGCAGTTGGACAAGCCCGTCGCCGTCAAGCGCATGACGTTTTCCCTGAAGTTCACGTCCATGAGCAATGCGCCGGACGTTTTGACCTGACGAAAGGAGCCACACCATGGCCACCGCAACAAAATGGAGCAATGTCGCCATCGCCGTGCAGTCCGTGCTCGGCGCCGCGAAAACCATCACCGCCATCACCAAGGCCAACCCCGGCCAGGCGACCTCGACCTCGCACGGCCTCAACAACGGCGACGTCGTCGTGCTCACCGTGCAGGGCATGTTCCAGCTCGACGGCATGGTCGCGCGCGTCTCCGGCTCGACCGCCAACACCTTCAACCTGGAGGGGATCGACACCACGCTCTTCGACACCTTCTCCAGCGGCACCGCCGAGCTCATCACCTTCGGCACCAGCCTGACGGCGGCGACCAACGTCTCCGCCTCCGGCGGCGACTTCGACTTCATCGACGTGACCACCATCCACGACAACGTCAAGAAGCAGATCCCCGGCCTCGCCAACCCGAGCACCTTCAGCTTCGAGAACATCTGGGACGTCTCCGACGCCGGCCTCGTCGCGCTGAAGTCCGCCTCCGACAGCCAGGCCAAGCGCGCCATCCGCTTCACCTTCGCCAACGGCCAGAAGCTCTACTTCACCGGCTACATCGGCGCCACCCTGCTGCCCACCGGCAGCGCGCAGGAAGTGGTGAAGACCTCGGTGGTGGTGACGATGTTCGGCAAGCCGAACGTCTACGCGAGCTGACATGCCGCTGCGCAAAGCCGACATCAAGCCGCCCGTCCTGCCCAGGGAGACGCACGAGTGCGCCCCCCTGGGCGGCGAGGTCGTCGTGCGCGGGCTGCTGCTGCGCGAGCGGCTGGCGCTCTTCGACGACGCCAACAGCGGCGGGGTGCGCTTCGGCCACCTCTCCGCCGTGCTCGCAGCCTGCGTGCTGGATGCCGACGGCAAGCCGGTCTTCACCATCGACGAGTGGGAGACCTTCGGCGCGCAGCACATGGAAGCCGCGCTGCAGTTGTTTGCCGTCGCCCAGCGCCTGTCCGGCCTGGACGTGGAGGGCGCGAAAAAAAACTGATGGCGCGGCCGGGGCGCCGTTTCGCCATGTTCATGGCGCGCACCCTGGGCCGCACGGTCGATGAGCTGGCCGACAGCATGAGCGGCCAGGAGTACGGCGAGTGGATGGCGCTCTACGCCATCGAGCGCGCCGAGCGCGAAGGGCAGGGCGCCGCCCCGCCCGTCGAGGAAGAGATGGACCTGGGCGAGTTTCTCGCGCGGACGCAGAAAAAGGAGTGATGGTGGCCGACAACCGCACGCAGATCAGGATCACCGCGAAGGACGAGACCCGCGCGGCGATCCAGTCGGCCAAGGACGGCCTCGGCAGCCTCGTCGCCAGCGCCGCCCGCCTGCCGCTGATCGGCACGGCGCTCGCCGGCGCCTTCTCCGTCGTGGCCATCACCGCCGGCATCAAGTCCGTCATCGACGGCGCCGACCAGCTCAACAAGGCCAGCCAAAAATACGGCGTCGCCGTCGAGCAGCTCTCCGCCCTGTCCTACGCCGGCAAACTCGCCGACGTGAGCCTGGAGGCCATCGGCACCGGCCTCAAGAAGCTCTCGGTCAACATGTTCGACACCGCCGCCGGCACCGGCGAGGCGAAGGAAGCCTTCAAGGCGCTGGGCATCGAGGTGAAGACCTCCGACGGCGTGCTCAAGTCGAGCGACGCCGTGCTCGGCGAGATCGCCGACAAGTTCGCCGGCATGGAAGACGGCGCCGGCAAGACCGCGCTCGCCGTGCGCCTCTTCGGCCGCGCCGGGGCCGACATGATCCCGCTGCTCAACCAGGGTTCGAAGGGCCTGGCCGAGATGAAGGACGAGGCCGAGCGCCTCGGCGTCATCGTCGGCGGCGACCTGGCGAGGAAGTCCGAGGAGTTCAACGACAACCTGACGCGCCTGGGCGAGGCCGCCAACGCCTTCAAGATCGCCATCGCCAACGCCGCGCTGCCCGCCTTGAATGAGTTCATCCAGCAGCTCATCACCGGCATCAAAGTCGCCGGCGGCTTCTGGGAAGCGCTGAAGATATTCGGCACCATCAACCCATTCAATGGCAATCAGGAAAACCTGCGCACCTATTCGGAAGAGCTTGCGCAGATCGAGCGCCGCCTTCAATACGCCATCCCCGAGGCGGAACGCCGTGGTCTCGAAGCCAACGCCGACGGACTCAAGAAGCGCGTCGAATACCTCAAGGAGATCGCCCGCCTGCAGGCCCTCGCCACCACCTCCGGGCTCTCCGGCCGACTTGACAGCAAGGACATCGGGCCGGCTGTGCTCGCCAAGGCGCCGGGGCTGGCCGACGAATCCGCCCTCAAGAAACTCGCCGCCGACGCGAAGAAGGCCGCCGAGGAAGCCGCCAAAGCCTTCAAGGAAGCCGTCATGGCCATCTACGAGCAGGCGCTGGCCGCCGCCGAGGCCGACGCCGAGATCCAGAAGCTGCGCAACAGCTACACCGACATGGTCGAGCCGGCCGCCAAAACCATGCGCGAGCTGCAGAAGTTCGAGGAACTGGCGCCTGCCCTCGGCCTCTCCGCCGAGGCCGTCGAGCGCATCCGCGACGCCTTCAACGAGAAGATCAACGTCGAGCAGTACGGCAAGCCGCTCAAGGACATCACCGAGGAGGTCAAAAAGCAGAACGACCTCGCCAACGACCTCGGCCTCACCTTCCAGTCCGCCTTCGAAGACGCCGTCATTGCCGGCAAGAAGTTCTCCGACGTGCTCAAGGGCCTCGCCCAGGACATCGCCCGCGTCGTCCTGCGCCGCACCGTCACCGAGCCGCTCGGCAACGCCATCAGCGGCATGCTGAAAGACTTCCTGCCGTCCTTTGGCGGCGGGCGTGCCGCCGGTGGCCCGGTCTCGCCCGGCCAGTATTACGTCGTCGGAGAGAACGGCCCCGAGGTGTTGCTGCCGAACACCGCCGGCACGGTGGTGCCGTCCGGCGCCATGGGCGGCGTCACCAACAACGTCTCCGTCGTCGTCAATGCCGAGGGCGGGCGCGCGCAGGGCGACAGCGCCAGCGCCGCCGAGCTGGGCCGCCGCATCGAATCCGCCGTGCGCGGCGTACTCATGGCCGAACGACGCCCCGGCGGCCTGCTGACCACCTAGCCATGGCCACCTTCACCTGGTCCCCGCAGACGGCGAGCAAGCAGACGACGCCGCGCGTGCGCGCCGCCACCTTCGGCGACGGCTACCAGCAGCGCGTCGGCGACGGCATCAACGTCATGCCCGCCGAGTGGACGCTGACCTTCTCGCGTACGGCGGCCGACATCGACGCCATCGAAGCCTTCCTCGTCGCCCGCGCCGGCGCCGAATCCTTCGACTGGACGCCGCCCGGCGAGGCGTCCGCCATCCGCGCGGTGTGCGCCGAATGGGGCCGCACGCCGCAGGGCGGCCTGCGCGCCGCCGCCTTCTCCGCCGTCTTCCGCCAGGTCTTCGGCGAATCCTGACATGGCCATCGCCTCAGACATCCAGACCCTCGCCCCCGGCGCCCTCGTCGATCTCTTCGAGCTCGACGCCAGCGCCCTGGGCGGCGTGGTGACGCGCTTCCATGCCGGCGTCAATGCGCTGGGCAGCGACGTGGTGTGGGACGGCGACACCTACACGCGCTTCCCCATCGAGGCCGAAGGCTTCGAGTGGAACGGGCAGGGCACGATTCCCCGCCCGAAGATCCGCGCCGCCAACGCCAACGGCCTCATCGGCGCCCTGGCGCGCGAGCTGCAGGACCTGGTCGGCGCCAAGCTCACGCGCCGGCGCACCTTCGTCAAGTACCTCGACGCGGTGAATTTCCCCGGCGGCGTCAATCCGACCGCCGACCCGAACTGCGGTTTTCCCGATGAGGTGTGGTTCGTCGATCGCAAGAGCGCCGAGAACGGCCTCTACGTCGAGCGGGAACTGTCCGCCGCCTTCGACGTGGCCGGCGTCGCCCTGCCGCGCCGGCAGTGCATCCAGAACGTGTGCACCTGGCGCTACCGCAGCGCCGAGTGCGGCTACACCGGCGGCGCCGTGGCGGACAAGAACGACGTCGCCACCACCGACCCGGCGAAGGACGCCTGCGGCAAGCGCCTCAACTCCTGCAAGAAGCGCTTCGGCACCTACAACAAGCTGCCCTTCGGCGGGTTTCCGGGTGTGGGGCTGATCCGATGATCACCGCCGCCCTCCTGGCCGAAATCCGCGCCCATGCCGAGCGCGACTATCCGCGCGAAGCCTGCGGCGTGGTGGTGGTGCGGCGCGGCAAGCGCAAATATATGCCCTGCCGCAACGTCGCCGAGAAGAACGAGCATTTCGTCATCCACCCGGAAGACTGGGCCGCCGCCGAGGATGCCGGCACGCCGTCGCTGATCGTGCATTCTCACCCCAACCTGCCGCCGGTGCCCTCGCAGGCCGACCTCACCGAATGCGAGAAACACGGCCTGCCCTGGCTGATCGTCTCCTGGCCGACCGGCGCGGTGCATGAATTCTCCCCCAGCGGCTACCGCGCGCCGCTCATCGGCCGCGAGTTCAGCCACGGCACGCTCGACTGCCTGACGCTGATCCAGGACTACTACCGCGAGACGCTCGGCATCGAACTGCCGCAGTACCACCGCGACGACCTGTGGTGGGAGAAGGGGCAGAACCTCTACCTCGACTTGCACCGCGAATGCGGCTTCGAGCGCGTCACAGACGGCATGCGCCGTCATGACGTGCTGCTGATGCAGGTGGCCAGCCGCGTGCCGAACCACGGCGCCATCTGGCTCGGCGACGGCAACATCCTGCACCACCAGATGGGGCGCCTGTCGAGCCGCGACGTGTTCGGCGGCTGGTATCGCAAGATCACCACCCATGTGCTGCGCCACCGGAGTCTGCCGTGACCTACAACAGGAGATTATTTTGCTCCTAGTTTTGCTCTACGGCCACCTGGGCGCCCGCTTCGGCCGCGTGCATCGCTACGATGCACATTCACCCGCCGAGG